CCATTGCTTGAGATTAATATTGCAGATGAGCAAACTGAGGATTTGTTAGATGATGCCATTCAATACTTTCAGGAAAGACATTTTAACGGTGTCATACAAACATTTTTAAAGTACAAAGTAAGGCAAGTAGATATAGATCGAGCAAGAGGAAGAGGTGGTGATAATGCAGTTGGTATTGTAACAACTACAACAAGCACGACGATCGTTGGCGTGTCTACAGAATTTTCATTTGAAGAAGATAGTAATTATCTTGTCATGCCTAATTCTGTAATAGGTGTCAATAAGTTGTTCCATTTTGATGGAGCAAACACTGTAACAAATAATATGTTTAGTGTAAAATATCAATTATTCTTGAATGATATTGCTTTCAATCTTGGGTACGCTGGTATTTTAAACTATGCAATGACAAAAAGATATTTGGAAGATATTAACTTTGCACTTACAACTGAAAAACAAATTAGATTTAATCAAAGACAAGATCGTTTATATATGGACATGGATTTCTCAGCCATGAGTGTTGATGATTTTCTTGTGATTGATTGTTTTAGAATCATAGATCCAAATGATCATACAGGAGTATATAATGATTACTTTTTAAAGAGATATCTTACTGCATTGATGAAGAGGCAATGGGGTCAAAATTTAATCAAGTTTCAAGGTGTAAAATTACCCGGTGGTGTTGAATTAAATGGTAGACAAATATATGAGGATGGGCAGAGAGAATTAGATGTGATAAGAGAACAGATGTCAAATACTTACGAATTACCTCCTCTCGATTTTATAGGATAGTGATATGGTTCTCAATCCCTTTTTTCAACAAGGATCAACTAGCGAGCAGAACCTAGTTCAATCTCTCATAAATGAACAACTCCAAATTTATGGAGTAAATGTTCATTATATGCCAAGAAAATATGCAAATAGTAATACAATAATTAAGGAAGTCATTGAATCTAAGTTTGATGATGCATATCCTATTGAAGCTTACGTTGAATCTTTTGACGGATATGGAGAAAATCCAACTCTTTTATCAAAGTTTGGTATTCAGGCAACAAACGAACTAACACTTACAATATCAAGAGATAGATTTGAAACATACATCTCACCTCTGATGAAAAATGAGGCAGATGTAAGATTATCAACTCGACCAAAAGAGGGTGATTTAATATATTTTCCTTTAGGGGATCGTCTATTTGAAATTAAATATGTTGAGCATGAGCAACCATTCTATCAATTAAAGAAAAATTACGTTTATACACTTCGTTGTGAACTCTTCCAGTATGAGGATGAGGTCATTGATACCGGTGTTGATGAGATTGATGATACACTTGCAGCAACAGAGGGTGCAGATGGTGAAGATTTCATTATTGGTGGGACACAAGTTCTAACATTAGTTGGAACTGCATCGAGTGCGTCTGCTGTTACAACAGTTGTAAACGGTGGTATACAATTCTTTGATATAACAAATCGCGGACGTAATTATACATTTGCTCCAAGAGTGGCAATATCATCCGCACCAACGGGTGGTGTTACTGGTATCGCAACTGCTGTTCTTCGAGGTGGTATCGTTGTGTGTGTTGGTGCTGCTGATCCCGGAAATCAAAAAGCAAGTGTTGTACAAAGTATCAACTTAGTAAATCCCGGATCAGGATATACTACAGGGCCCACAGTAAATATATTTGGAGATGGTGTCGGTGCTGCAGCCACCGCAAACATGGCAAATGGAACAATTGGTATTGTAACAATAACAGGTGGTGGTTCTGGTTATACTACTACACCTACGATTACATTTACAGGATTGTCAACAGTTTCTGCTGCTGCAACTGCAATCGTTTCTACCGCTGGAACAATTAGTGCAATTCATATTACCAACGCAGGTGCTGGTTACACAACACCTCCAACAATTGCAATCGCTCCTCCCGCAGCTAGCGATGCATCTGGTAACTTCCAGTTCAATGAGATAATTACTGGTGGAACAAGTGGTGCAACTGCAAGAGTTAGAGATTGGAATAGTGTTACAAGTGAACTTAAGATATCAAATGTAGAGGGAGTGTTCCTCAGAAAAGAAACAATTACTGGTGGATCTTCAAATGCAGTTCATACGATAAGACTCATAGACCTTACTAATTTTGATGATGGATTTGGTGATAATGATGGATTTGAAACTGAAGCGGATGCGATATTAGACTTCTCAGAGGGTAATCCCTTTGGACAACCATAAATAACTTGGTATAGGTGCAAAAATGTTTGAGTATTTTTACAACGAAATATTTAGAAAGACAATTATCTCTTTTGGTACGTTGTTTAATGATCTCTCAATTAAGCATGCGGATTCTGATGGTAATCAGACAGTCACAAAAGTCCCACTTGCATATGGGCCAATTGGAAAGTTTTTAGCAAGATTAGAACAATCACCAAATTTGAATAAGTCAGTCGCGATGACATTACCAAGAATGTCATTTGAATTTACTGGTTTAACATATGATCCAACAAGAAAGGTTACAACAACACAACAGATAACAGTCAAAGATCCAAACTCTGATACTACGACTAAAAAGGTGTTCATGCCAGTGCCATATAATATGCAATTTGAATTGAATATTATGTGTAAGTTAAATGATGACGCTCTACAGATAGTTGAACAAATATTACCATTTTTTCAACCATCATATAATTTGACTGTTAATTTAGTATCTGAAATAGGAGAAAAAAGAGATATACCAATTGTATTGGAAAACGTTTCTTTTCAAGATGAATATGAGGGAGACTTTACATCAAGAAGAGTTTTATATTATACTTTAAGATTTACAGCAAAGACATATCTGTTTGGCCCTGTCTCTTCTGCATCTTCAGATATTGTCAAGTCTGTATCTGTTCGCTATCTTGCTGGTGGTGCGAAGAGCACTCAGAGAGATGTTACATACTCTATTAAACCAAGAGCAATCAAAGATTATACTGGTGATGTGGTCACTAATTTGGCTGAGGATATTGATGCGACACAAAAGACATTTACAGTTGATGATACTACAAACATTAAGGACGAATTCTATATTGTTATAGATAATGAAGAGATGTTAGTAAAATCTATCTCCGCATCTACCAGTAAAATCACTGTTCAGAGAGGAAAAGAT